AGGACTGCAGGTAGCGGCTGTTGCCGCCGTCTACGGCGGGATCGAGCTGCCATGTGGCGGTCAGCGAGAGGCCGGACACCTCGCCGCGCGTATCCTGCGCCGGCTCGTTGCCGGTGATCTGGATGACGCCGAGACGACGGCGTTTGCGGCCGGACTTGTAGATGGTCTCCTGATAGGCGAACCATTTGGTGTCCTGGATGATGTCCTTGACGTGGTAGACGCCGGTTTCATCGGGCTTTCCGATGGTCATGAGGCGGGTGAGGTCGTTGTCCTCGGCGGCGGTGAACGCGAGCGTCAGCGTCGGGTCGGCGTTGAGCGTGTAGCCCGGCTGATGGAATTCGGTGGCGTCGTCGCCGTCACGCGCATCCTGCGGCGCTCCGTCGCTGGTGATAAGGCCCACGGCGGCGGAGCCGGAACCGAACACGTCGCCGAGTTCGGTGATCGGGTCCGCCACGGAGGGCGCGATCTGCGAGGCGGTCAGCGTCTTGCCTGGCACATAGGGGGCGACGATGATTTTCGATGTGAGTACGTTCTTGACAGAATCAAGGTCGTTGCCCTGGCTGTCTGCTGTCATTCCATTGTCCTTTCAAAATGAAAAGACCCCGCAACGCATGCAGGGTCTAGGAAAACGGTTAAGGGATTGGTTAGTGTTCGCCAACCGTCGAATATTCGACGATCAGGTAGTAGTGCGCGGTGTCGGAATCGTCGGACACCGGGTAGGGCCCGTTGCACGCGGAATCGTCCACGCTGATGACCGGCGAATCCTTGGCGAGGGCGATGGCGGGGTGTTCGGTGAGCGCCGCGTAGACGCGGCGGGCCAAATCCTTGCATGGCTTCTCGGCCTGTCGACTCCACCCGTACACGTTCACGCCGATGCTTCGGTCGAAATGGCCGAGCCCGTCAGCGTTGCCGCCATCGTCCCGGACGGTGACGAGCGGATACGCGCCCTGATAGTCGGGAGGCTTCTTGCTGCCCACCTGGAGCCCGTCCACATCGGTGATATGGGCGCGCAGGTAATCACAGAGGAAAGCCTCTATGTCGGGAGGCAGTATCAATGTCATAGCTTCACCGCCTTCAACGCCTTGCGAAGATTGCCGGTCTTGGACTCGACCAGCATGGTCTTCGCGTCGGTGCCGACCACCATGAAGGTGGTGCGGTGCGCGCGTTGGACGGCCTCGACCTGCAGGCCGTCGCGGTAGGCTCCTGTATCGACGGGCGCGTTGGCCTTGGCCACTCCGAGCGCCTTTTCGGCGGCTCCACGGGTCAGGGCCCTGACGCCGGCCGAGTTGAGGATCTGGTCGAAAAACGCGTCGTTGAACTTGATGCTGGTCTGTCCGCTTCCGGCCATCGGCTACCCCTTCCACTCGGTGAGCTGGACTTCCAATGTGGGCTGCCATCCGGTAAAGGCGTTGGCATCGCGGCTGGGGAAGCCGCTGACCTCCCACATGCGGCCATCGGCCGGTTCGGGTCGGATACGGTCACCAAGCCGGATGTCCGCGTTCGGGTCGGCCACGGTGAGCACCGCAGTCGACGTGGTCTGCACGTCCAAAACGTCGGGCGTGCGAGTCGAACTGCTCGAAGCCAAAGCTCCTCGCACTTCCAATTCGACGGGTTTCGTCCAGTCCTCGGTGGTCTGCGCGGGATTGTACGGGTCGGGTTTGCGTGAGGCGCGCAGACGCACGAACCGTGTGGCCGCCGGCAGGCCGGAGGCGTTGATGTCATCGATGATGCTCACGGCAATGCTCCCAGCTTGTACCGGTCGAGTTTCGCCAGCTCGTCGGCCATCAACGACACGTTGTAGGTGACGCTGCTGCCGTTGACCGACTGGGATTGGACGATGCCGGCGGCTGCGCTGCTGGCCCGTTTCGCCGCGTTGATGAGCACCCCCTGCACATCCGGCACCTCGTCCGGCGTATAGCCGGCGTGGATGCGGTAGCGTATCGCGGCGACGCCGGCCGGGAATGCGCCGGTGGTGCATTCTACCAAACCCGTGGTGGGGTCGTAGGCGTAGTGCAGCCGGTTGCCGGCGCTGTCGGTCAGCTCGTCGACGGAGGTGACATGGCGTGCGGGGAGACGAATCACCTTGCCTCCCCGCGAATTGGCTACGCCCGACAGTTCGATGTTCGGCGTGATATGCCAGCCGCACGTGCGGCGGATGGCCGCCTGCGCCGCCTTCAGCCAGAACTCGCCGTCAGCGTCGAAGCCTGACGGGTCGGTGATGATGTCGGGAATGGTTTCATCGGCCATCGTTCGCCTCCAGTCGATTCACGTTAGGCCACGGTGAAGGCGTGCGACTTGTCGTCGGTGCCGACCCAAGTGCCGCCGGTGATGGCATTGTCGGAGTTCTTGGTCAGGGAAATCGACTTCACGCCCACGCCGGCGGCACCGGGAGCACCATTCTTGCCGGCTGGCCCCGGATCGCCATTGCCGCCTTTCGCGCCGGCCGGAATGCCAAGCGTGAGCACGCCATCCGCGAGCGTCGCGGTGGGAGCCGCGCCGGCGGCGAGGGCCACGGCCGTCACCGAGGTGATGGCCGCACCGTTCGCCTTGGTCAGGTCGATGGGATTGCCGGCGGCGTCGACCACGACCACCGGCTGCGGATACGTGCTGCCATCACCGGTATCGACCCCGGTCTGCAGCACCTTGGTTGCGTCACTCATCGGCGGTCACCTCACTTGGCCTTCTTGCCGAGGGCGACGGACACGAACGCCTTCGGGTACTTGACCTGCAGGCCGAGGCGTTCGCGCACGCGGAACGTGATGAGATCGTTCGTGAAATCATCGGAATGCGAGTTGGTGGACTCGGCGCGCAGACCGCCCTTACGGATGACCGCGCCGCCGAGCTTGAACGCGCCGACCAGAGCGGTGCCCTGGGCGATGGCCTCGGTGACCACGGTCTTGAGGCCCCACAGCGGCGGATCCTGCATGATGGTGCCGTTGCCGTACTGGCCGTTGAAGTAGCCGCCGCCGTAGTACTGGCCGTTCGCGTCCTTGGAGAGGCGAATGGCCTCGTAGTCGGCGGGGTTGATGACCAGCGCGTCCGCGCGGAAACCGGTGGCCAGCGCGATCTTGGTGCGGGCCTTGAAGATGCGGTCCGGGTCGGAGTCGGTGTCCTGCACCATCTTCTGGATGTCGCGGGAGAGCAGACCCTTGATGTTCGCATCGGAGCCGTTGCCGGACAGCAGCTGGGTCTCTTCCAGCAGCTGCAGGTTGTAGCGGGCGTGGTTGTTGATTTCGGAGACGATGTAGGAGAGGTCTTCGGCCATGTTGTCGGTGACCTTCCACCAGGCGGCGACCTCCTTGAGGCTGTCGGACTCCCAGCGGGGGGCCGGCAGATGGGTCTGCGGCTTGGCACCGCCCTCGCCCACGGTTCCAGCGCCGCCCTCGAGCGCGCCATAGACGGGGTATTCCACGGTGTTGGCGTTGCCGCTCAGGGTGACGGAGCCGAACAGGTCGGCGACCACGAGCGGACGCTCGTAAGGCCACACGCCGTTCATGTCGATCTGGGTGACGACCGGCTGGTATCCGGTGCCAGCCGTGCCGGTGCCCGCCACGTGCATGTCGGTCGCGGCCTTGAACTCGCTGGAAGCGAACGGGTGCGCCTTGGTGCCGATGACGGTCATGCCGGCCTTCTTCAGCTCCTGCGCGTACAAGTCGCCCAGCGTCTTGGCGGCGGGAGCCGTCTTGGCCTCGGGCTTCACATCGTCCACGTTCAGGTCGTTCACGCCCTTGAACAGGTCGACGCGCTCCTGAAGACGCTTGGCCTCCTCGAAGCGGTTCTTCAGTTCGGTCGCCTCATCATCGGTGAGGTTCTCCATGCCCTTGTCGTACAGGGCCTTGACCGCCTTCTTCTCGGCGGCCAGCTTCTCCATGTAACCCATGGATCATCCTTTCTATTGGTTGTTTGCCAGCGAGAGGAAGTCGCTGATTTCCTTGGCCCACTGCGGGTCAAAACTCTTTTTCGCCTTGCCGTCGTCCGGCTCGGGCTTGTCCGAATCGTCCGGCGTATCGTCGTCCGGCTCGTCATCGGGTTTGGAATCGTCCGGCTCGTCGTCGGGGGTTTCGGTGATGGAATCAAGCAGTTCGCCCAATGCCTCGTAGGCCGTGCGAATCTTGTCCTCGTTCGCCTTGCTTATGGCCCGGCCGGCCTTGACCTCGAGCACTTCCGCTCCTTGGTTGGCGGCGACCTGCACGAGACTGATTTCGAACAGCTTGAGCTGGCGAATCTCCCGGTAGCCGTCCCAAGGGCTCTTCGCCTCCTCGCTTTCGACCCACGCGGTCTTCTCGGCGATGAAACCGATGCTCATCTGGTGGATGAGGCCACGCTTGAGCAGGTCGTAGGCTCGCTTGCCCTCCGCGATGTCGGTGTCGAGCTTCGCGGTGATGAGCAGGCCATGCTCGTCCTCCACGGCGCTCAACGTCTCCCCGATCACATCACTGGGTGAGTCGTCCTTGTGCTGCCAGTGAATCGGAATGCCCGCGCCGCCCGCCTTGAAGTCAGCGGATAAGGTCTGCTCGAAGGCACCCTTGACGATCACATCGTCGTACAGGTCTTTCTCCCACGTGCTCGCGTAGCCGGAGAACACTCCTCCGCCGCTGTTGTCGGTGGCCTTGAGCTCCTTGAGCTCGTAGCCGAGATAATCAAGACTCATCTGAGGTTTCTCCCTTCGTCATCGAGTCCCATGACGCGCGGAAACCGGCGTCATACGTGTAGAGGCGTTTGAATTCGGCGAGCATCTGCTTGCCGTTCGGACTCGCGCCCTGCTGCGCGTTCTGCGTCTGTCCGCCGTCCTGCGGGCTGGGCTGACCGCCCTCGCTCACGTTGAGCGGGGTTATCAACTGGTCGCCGCCCGGCAGTTTCGGCCGGTCGAGCAGTTCGCGCGCCTCGTCGGTGGTCATGAACGGACGGCCGGTGGCGGTGGAGAGCGCCTGATACTGGGTCTCCATCGTGCCGCGCAGCTTCGCGTCCAAATTCGCCTTGATGTAGCAGTCCGGTTCGCCCACCGCCTCGGGCAGCGTGAGGTTCAACGCCTCCTCGAACGCCACCAGATACGGCAGCAATTCCACGTTCCACAGCTTTTCCTTGTATGCGGCGATGTTGCTGTTGGTGCCGGTGCGGAAGCCGATGTTTTCTGGGCTGATTTGGAATGCGAGGCACACCTGTTCGTTGATTTTTTCGCGTGCCTCCAAGTCGGCCATGTCCACCGGTTTGAACAGGTTGTCGACGGTGCGGATCTCCATGCCGTCTTTGAATACCGGCCATGTGCCGGCCATGCCGCCGCCTGCAACGTAGTTGCGCAGGCCTTGGGTGAAATCGTCGTAGTCGGCCTGTGACTCCCAGGGCATTTCCTTGGGCCGGTACACGTAGGCGGGTATCTGGTAGCCGTTTTCGGCTATCGATTTGCGGTATTTCGCCATCACCCTTGCCTCCGCGAGCAAGGGGCGCAGCACGTCGGTGATCGGGTCGCCGAGGTTCAGGCCGTCGATGTAGCCGATGTCGAGCACGATTCGCGGATCCGGCAGCCGATAGGTGCCGCCCTTGTTCTCGGCGACGCTGCTGATGGTCACACCTGTCAGCTCGCCGAAACCGTTCGCCGTGAGACTGTATCCGTCCGGGGGGATGCGGCGCAGCGTATTCCCGTCACCCGCACGATTGCTGCCGAGCGTGCACAACCACCTGTCCTCGAGCAGCATGTCACGGATGAGAGTCGCGTAAAACCTATAGCGGCTCATGCCCGGCAAATCGCTCGGATGGCGGATGAGCTTGGCCAGTGCGCCGTCGCGCACCTCTTCCGCGTCGCCGTCCGCGTTCTTCCGATACACCTTGAGCGGCAGGGAGGCGAGTTGGCGGCTGATGAAGTCCACGACAACGCGGACCGCGTATTCGCGACAGTACATGCCGTTCGCATAGCCGGCGAATTCGGCGTCGGTGGGCCAGCTGATGGCCTCGGGCATCGAATCCATGATGGTCGGTGTCTCCGGTTCAGCGTTCTTCATCGCCAGCACGGCCGGGCCGTGCAGCAGATTGTTCAGAAATCCCATCCACGGCTCCTTCGGAAGATGGCTAGAATGTGACTCGCACGTTGTGCGAGGGCTCGTATTTCGGTTTCTCTGGCTCGCCGCTCATCGTCTCGAGCGCGTACAAGGCCTGACTTTCGGCGATGAGGCCGGAAATGTGCATCGCGCTCTGGTTCCGGTCCCACACCTCGACCTCACCCAATCGGCGGGTCACGGCGACGTTCACCTGTTGTTCGATGGCCGGCTGGGGGAGGTGCCGGAGCTTGTTTTCCTTCACCCGGTCGCGGAAACGGCCGGTCGCGGCTCCCAAGCGGAAGCCCTCGATGAGGTGCACCGTCCAACCGGCCTCCGCGAGCGGATCCGCGAAGTCCACCGCCGGGCAGCCCTTGGACTGCACGGCGATTTCATGGATGTTCGGCCATGCCTCGCGAAGCAGCTTCAAGTACTTCGGCACCCAGAGCATGCCGTCACGGCGCACGATCAGTTCGACGTGCGGCAATCCGTCCTCGCGGTAGCCGGCGGCGGCGATATAGGTGGTCTCACGGTCGGCGCTGGTGTCCACGGAAAGCACTACGCGCCCGTCATCGGGGATACAGGACTTCGGGTCGATGCCGCGCTTCCACAGCTTCGGATTGATATACGGCGTGATATCCGCCGTCACCCACTGGCACAAGACCTCGGTACGGTACGCGGCCTCGGTCATACCGTTAATATCGGCGGTGATGGACCGATAGGTCATCGGCCCGTAACCCATGGAGGGGTTCGCCTGACGAATGCCGTCGAGATCGTCCAGCTCGCATTTATCCGGAGCCGACCACTCAAAATACCCATAGGACGGGTCATGTTCATCGGCCCATTCGTCCGGCGACTGCTTGCCGGTTTCGACCGAGGCGTTCCATGATTCAGCCAGGGCACGGCCCTCGTCGACGACTCGGCGCAGTACGACGCTGCGATAGTCGCCGGCGTTCGAGATGCCCCACAATTGGCTTGACCAGATGGCTTTCGTGGTTTGACTGACTGCGTTCCAGCCATCGTCGGTATGCTGTTCGCGCAGCTCATCGAACACGACACGGCTCGCGGACTTGGAACGGATGTTCTTATCGGCGCGCACAATATACTGCGCCTTGTTACGGCAGATAATCGCCTCTTCGCCATGCGAATTGTTGACCCGCTGCACACGCTTCTGCAATACGGGCACCGCAAGAGCGGCCTCGCCCTCGGAAGCCGGATTCGGATTACACCAATTCAGCACGGCCTGATACGGGGCACGAGCATTGTCCAACGTCTGCGCGGCACCGACCACGAGAAACTTCCACGCCGGCGACAACTCCGGGTGGCGAGCGGAGTCGACGAACAGCCACCACGCGCACAGTACGCTCATGAGCGTGGTCTTGCCGTTCTGGCGCGCGACCTCGGTGACAACTCGGCGGAACCGGTAGGAGCCGTCCGGCAGAAGCTCAAGCCCGTGGATCAGCAGCCATTTCTGCCACGGGAAAAGATGCACGTGGAGAAACTTTTCGGCGAACTCGATGACCGCGTAGCCGTTTGATGTTTCCGGCGTCAGTTCGCGCAGCGGGGGAGTGAATATGCGTGGCGTGGTGATGCCGTGGGCATCGTCGTTGATTTCGCCGATGCCCATGACGCCTCCTAGCTGATTTTCGCCAGATACTCCTCAAGCTCATCCGCCACCGGAGTCGCCTCGGGCTTGGCGGCCTTGCCCCTCGCCGGTTTCGCCGGCTTCTCCTCCTCGGGAACCAGTCCGAGAGCCGCGCAATATTTAAGGAACGTCGGCAGCGAGGTATTGTCGTTCTGCGGCACAGCCGGACGGGTACCCTTTCCCTTCGCTTCGGCGTCCGATATGGCCTGTTCCGCCAATTCGTCCCAATGGTCGATTTTCCATGCAAGGGCCCGGGCGGCGGCGACCGTGGCTGCGTCCTTCGCGCGCAGATGCTTGGCGTTGCGCAGCGAACGCTCCAATGCGTCGGCCACCGTTTCCTGCGGAAACTGTTTCGGCATGGAACCTCCTTCGCGCGCGACCCCGGCCGAATATCGAATATTTTTCGGAGGGAGAGGAAGAGCGGCCATGCGGGTAGTGTCCCGGTGGCGGCCGGTTTTGGGATTTTACCGCCCCTCCCGGTGGTCAGGCTTTGATGGCGTTGGTGAATGCGTTGATTCCTGCGGTGAGGATTCGTGTGAAGCCCACGCTATCAACTTTCGGCATTATCGTGCCGTTGTTGTTGACGACTTCAACTGTGATTGGTAGGTCTGCGTCGACGCTGGCGAGGTCATAGCTTACGTTGTCCGCGCTGAGGCTGGCGCTGATGTGGAGTGTGATGGTGCCGGTTGCTTCGCGCAGTGTTTGCCCGCATGCGGTCTTGACCGGTTCGTCGATGTCCATGATTGTGTTGCTCCTATGCTGTTTTGATCCATTGTCTGCTGAGTGTGCCGATTGGTGTGGCTGGGTCTTTGTTGCCGCGCAGGTTGTTGCATTGTGTGTGTGATGGGCGGAAGCCTGCGGGGTCGTGTTGCAGGTCTGGTCGTTTGGTGACGGGATAGAAGTGGTCGAGGTTGAAGCTGTCGTCTGTGGTGTTCTGTGGTGCGTCGTAGTCGATGGGCATTCCGCAGAGCCAGCATGGACGGTGTTCGCTCTTGCATTCGAGGAAGAATTTCTTGCGGTCTTTTTCGAATTGGCGTCCGCCTTTGCGGACTTGGCGGCTGTAGCTGACCATGATGCCGTCACCCCGCAATCATTGGAGAATAGGTGTCCCTCGCCTCGGATTCGAACCGAGACTGTATCGGACTTGAATCGGATGCCTCTGCTGGTTGGGCTAGCGAGGGGTTGAAATATCAGGAGTTTTCGGCGTGTTTTGTTGTGCTCTCCTTGCATATCTATAGTAGTTGTGTTACTGTAGATATATCAGCAGAAAGGAGGTATCCGATGAGCCCAAAGGATTGGTTTGATGTCATCAACGGCATCATCGCCAACGTCATCGCCGCAGCCGCGCTAGCCATCGCAGTCAAGCGAAGACCGAAGCACAAGAAGTAAAAAAGGTTCCGGCTAGACCTATTAGCCGGAACCTCCCGCCAATCCTATCCCATCGGAGAACGCATCATGAGAACATCACTGATCTTCGGAATCGTCGCCGTGGTATTCGGTGCCGTGGCCTTGGTCGGCGCACTGTCCAGCAGCCCGATAGTATCGGGCGGCTTCGGTCTCGCGGCCGGAATCATGGGTCTCGCGGCCGGAATCATCAACGGCAAGGACGGCGACAATGGCGACTGAATATCTCGGCGTCAAGCAGGTCGCAGAACGCCTTGGCATCACCAGTGGCGGCTTGCTCAACCTCAAGCTCCCTGAGCCCGACGCCACGATAGGGCGCACGCGCGGCTGGTTGCCTGAGACCATCGATGAATGGAACGCTCAACGTCCGGGACGTGGTGTCGGAGGGGGGAGACCACGCAAAAACAAAGCATAGATACGCGAAAAACCCAGCCACATGAGCTGGGTTTTTCGACACTTCTGCCACTGCAATTGTGTGTGACAAACAATCATTTGTCAAGCTGGCCGGCGATGACCTGCCGATACACATCACTGTAGGGGATCCCCTGCGGGGTGCGTGAGACTTGGCCTCGCCCCACCCACTTGCGTACCCGCGACGCCTTGAGGGTTATTCCGGCGTCGGTGAATGCCTTGGCGATGTCCGCCGCAGACCCGCGCCTGGAATCATCCCAACACAACGTCTTGAGCCTACGCAGTTTGACGGTCTGCGCTCGCTGCTCGCGACCACACAACGGGCATATCACCCACTGGTCGTTTTGGCCAGCGGTGAGCATCGTATTGCACAACTCGCAGGTACCTATCTCGCGGCGTTGCTCCGGCGGGTCCAGCGCAGTATCAACCTTGCGGGCGATGTCGTTGATGATGTGCATGTAGAAGCCGGCATCCGCGAACGTGGCAAGGCGTGCATGACCGGCGCATGCGATGAGCGTGGCCGTCAAGTCCTCGTTGCGTCTGTCTTTGCGCCAGTCGAGTGCGTCGATGCCGTCGAGGCAGCGCCATAGTTCGCGGGCCGTCGCGTCGAGCATGTCAATCAGGTCGAGCACGTCCAAGCGTATCGGCGTCGGGGGAGTGGCCGTCTGGATGCGCACGGGCGAATGCCCTCCCGGATGCAATGTCGCGTCGAGGCTGTCATGCAATGGCGTGACATCACGCGCCAAGCGCAGGAGCGTGCCGGCGAAACGCAGTTCGCACGTCTCGCACAGTGAATATCCCCCTTCGGTTATCGTTTTGCAGTTCTGGCAGTTCACGTTGGCCCCTTCCGGCTGGTCGGCTAGAATAATGTTTGCTTCTCATCGCCCTGGCCGACCACGGTTGGGGCTTTCTCGTATTTGAGCCGGCTGTATGGCATGTTCCATATGCGTTTGAATTCGGCTATCTCCTGCTTCGACAGTTTCGGCCCGCCCCATGGCTTGCCTGGCGGGCGTTCCCGTTTCGGCGGTTTGAACGGTTTGACGCTTATCCGGGCGAGATGACACATGTGCATGGCCAGATACTGGCCGTCCGGTCTGATGCCTGCATCTCCGCAGGTGCTACGGAGCAGCGGGTGGCCGACGGAGGGAAGCCACGTGACGCGGGTCAACGGCCGGCCGAGGATTATCGCCACGGTCAGGTCGTCACCCGCCACACACCCGTAATCCCACGACTCCCACACGGTTTCCCGATCCTCGATGACGTACAGGCCGCACCCCTCGCAGACGGTGACAACGAGGGGACTCGTTTTCGGGATGAACGCGCGAAGCCATGCTGGTTTGCGTTCACGGGCGCGTGGCCTGCTCACTCCTCCATTGCCTTTCTTCTTGCCGCGTCGAACGCGATTCTGATGATGTTCTCCAACCACGCGCCGGGGAGCGTGATGAACTTTCGGGTTTCGGCCATGGCGGCGGGCAATCTCCTCTTCGGTGATTCCGCGTGACGCTCCGGCCTTGTATCCTCGTCCCCACGCCCACTGCAGGCCACTGTCGATGTACGACGGGTCACGCTGCTTCTGCGCCTCGATTTCACTGCTGATGATGCTCATTCGTTTCCTCCGTTTCGTTGTTGATTGCCGTTTCGATTCGTATGCACAGGTCGAGCGCTTCCCGCCAGCCGGCCTGGTAGCCGAGCACATACGCCTCTGCCGGCGACTCGCTGCCCAATCCCGCTGAGGCCAGTGCGCTGAGCGCCCGTTGAATCACGTCAATCGGTCCGGCCATGGGTCAGTCCTCCCATTTGATGTCCTGGATTTCATGCAGCACCGCTTCGCAGGCGGTGATGAGTACGCTGAGCATACGGCGGCCGTGATGTCCTCTCCGGTCAAGGTTGAACAGGACGGGATGGCTTTGACTCCACTGGTCGATGCCGATGGAGGCGATTGGGATGGTTTCGACCAGATTGGTGTCAGCATCCTCACAGCGGTATTGGATGGTGACGGATTCTTTCATGCTTCCTCGCTTTCAGTCGTGTAACAGTTCGCGTCGAGCCAGTCGGCGATGACGCGGAAGTCCTTGGCCCATTGGATGCGGTTTTCCCGCTCCCGCTCGTCCTTGGGAGCTGGTTTCGGCTCATTGAGGTTGAGTAGTCCGTATTCGGGTTTCTTCAGATAGTGGCAGCGGGCGCGTCCGCGTCCCTTGCCGGCTTGCTTGTAGTTGATGAGCTGGAGGATGTGCAGCATCTCCAACGCCTTGGTCGGATCGAAGTTCGGGGTCTCAGAATCCGCATCGAAGCGCTTTCGAAGCTCGGGCGTGGTTCCCTCTCCATTGCCAAGCTCCCATGCGGTCGCTTCGATCTGCTCCCTGAATGTGAGTGCCATCTTCCGGTCTCCTTTCTGACGTTTTCTTGATTGGGAACAACTAGTGTCGTTGACGTGCTTTTTTTGCTGTTCCGGAGGGCCGAGTCGCAGTTGTTCCCGCACCCACCCACACACGTAGTGTGGGTGGGGAGTGCTGGGAACAGCTGGACATCGCTACTCCAGTTGTTCCGGGAACAACTCGGAACAACTGGGAACAACGGGAACAACTAGATTTCGAGATGGTTTTCCTTATCCAATTCGCTCGCCTCCTCCCTGCTCATCCGATCCACGAAAGCGTCCGATTTCGGGTCGTCCATCTGCCGGTATGGTCTGACGCTGGCGTAGATGTTCCGGTTGTTTCGTCCGGAGCGGTTGCTGATCCATCCGCCCTCGAGCAGCCGGTTGATGGCGGTGAGCACGGTGGTCTTCCGGGCGCTTGAACCGTCGTCCTTCAGCAGTTCGATGATCTCGGTCTGGTTCGGCTCCTCGGGCGCGTTCTCGATGATCCGGCTGATCTTCTCCATGAGCCCGGTGGGTCGTTCGAGGCCGCGCTGTCGCGTGGTTTCATCGCTGGGCATCATGTTGGGGCGTGCGATGGTGACGCGCATGAGTTTCGGATCCGTGCTGTTGATTTCGATGCGTGCGGCTTCGCGCAGGTGGCTGCCGTTGCTGCTCCAGCTGACGGCGCAATGCTCCTCGATCTCGCTGATGCGGTCCTTGCCTGATTTGATGACGATGGTGCCGCGCACGCCCTTGCCGACTGGTTTGGTCATGTCCACCGAGTAGCTGATGCCGTCGATGAGTGCGAGTTTCTGCATGCTGCCGCCGGCGTAGCGGCCCCGGTTGTCCTTGCTTTTGACGACGTGGTCGATGAGTACGACTGCTGGCCCACAGGCGCTGATGAGTCGTGGCATGGTGTTGTACCAGGCGGCGATGTCGTCACCGCTGTTGCTGTCGAGGCCGGCGTAGGCGAGGCAGCTGGTGACGCCGTCGATGATGGCCAGCGTGGCCGTGTCCGCGTAGTCGAGGGTTTCCTTCCAGCCGTCGAGGCTGGTGGGGCTGCTCGGCTTGGCGCTGGGCCGCACGTAGTGTAAATGCTGCACGATCTGTTCGCCGGTCACGCCGAGCAGCAGGAGACGCTTGACGACGTTTCTGGCGGAATCCTCATAGTCGATATAGATCACGTCATGTCCCTGTTTGAGTTCCTGGGCGGTGGCGATCTGGGCGATCATGCTTTTGCCGCAGCCGGGTTCGCCGTGCAGGTCGTTGACCGCGCCCCTATAGAAGAGGCCTTGGCCGTCCTCGCGTTGGAACACGGTTGGCGTGGGCGGCAGTTCAATGCCGGAAGCGAGCTGGGTGAGGTCTTCGAACTGCCAGCTGGAGGAGGCGTTTTTACTTGCCTCGTGACTTTCCATTGAACCGTTTTGAACCGATGCGACGGGTGTTGAACCGGCTTGAACCGGCATTGTTCCAGTGTTTTGAACTGCTTCCGGGTGACTTTCCTCCATTTGACTCGCAGCCGCGTTTTGGGTGAGTTCGTCGAACTCGCCGGGCGTCATGCGTTCGATTTTCGACTGCTCGCACGGATCCACATGCGATTGCACGCCGTTGACCTTCTCCATCGCGCCACTGAGAATGCTGGCCCATTCGCGCGCCGCCTCACGCTCCTTGCCTTGACGGTCGGGGGCCACCTCGGCGATGAACCGTGGCTTCAATTGGCTGATGGCGTCGAGCGCTCCACGATGGCCTTCCTGCGCGAAGTTCACCAACGCCCAGACGGCCTGCAGCGTGGTGTCATGCCTTGAGCCTTTGGAAGCGGGGTTGGCGAGCGTCTTGTTGAGGAACGTGTTGACGGCCTTGCACATGCGGTCGTCGTATTCCCTCGGATTCGAGGGGGTTAAAGTGTTCGAATTCGAACACTTTAATTCCTTCGGGTTCGACATATTGTCGGGCTTGCGCAGATAGTCCACCCACTTCCATGGCAGTGTCGCCAGATCCGAGATGTGGGGGAGTGTGCTGGCGAATGCGCCGCTTGGCGTGTACCAGCAGTACATTTCGCCGCTCGGGTGGATCGACGGCCAGACCACGGAATACCGGTGGCCGGGCTGCAGGATGTCGACCCCCTCGATGGCGCCGCCCTTCCACGCCAATCCCTCGGGCACCTTGTAGAACAGGTGGCGTGCCGGCGAGTCGATGCCGTGCGCCGTGCTGCTCCACGTGGCCGGAAGCATGCCCAGTTCCTGAGAGAGCTCGCTGATGCCTTTCACGCCGTCCGCCTTGACCTGATGGCCCTGCGCCGCGTCGATGTCCAATACGAGCACGCCTTCGGGGATGACGATGCCCGTGTTCGCGTTCGGGTTGGCTTGGCTCCACAACTGTATTTGTTCGTCGGTGACGGGCTTGCGGCTGCGCCCCGTGACCCCCGCCGGCGGCGGGGTCTTGCGTCCCTCGGGCAGGGGGATGACCTGCATCCATCCAGCAGCACGGTACATGGGTGCGGCTGCCGTGTATCCGTAGATGTCGGTCATTCCTGGAACTCCTTTGACGTGATGTGAATATGTGTGGTGCCGTGCACGCCTTTGCATTCGTGCGGGCCGCTTGGATACGGCTACGGCGGTCGGGACTGGTATCAGTCCTTGTCGGAATCCTTGCTCTTGTTCCAGCCCAGGAGCACGAGCCTCACGCTCATGAGCTGGAGGCTTTCCGAATCGACGTCACGGAAACCGACCTGATCGGAGGCAAGGGAATCCATGTCCTTCACCAGTTCGATCCACTGGTTCTGCAGGTGTTTCAGCAGCTCGTCCACTAGAACTCACCTGTTTCCGGCATCTGTTCGGAACCCCCGTGGTATTGGGGTTGCGCCTGGTCGGTGACGGCGGTGACCGCTTCGACCGGCACGCCCAACAATGCGGCGATCTCCTGCGGGCTTTTGCCCACGGCCTTCAACTGGTTGACCTTCATCGGATCAGCCTGCTGCTGTGGCTGGCCGAGCTGTACCGGCTGGGCGGGCTGCTGCGGCTGCTGCTGCGTCGGCGGGTTCCATGGGTCGACCGGAGGCTGCTGATACCCCTGATTCGGGGTCTGCGTGGGCTGCTGGGGAGCGTACTGCTGCTGCGGGTAGTCTTGCTGGGACTGCTGCACGGGAGGCTGCTGGGAGCCCTGCTGGACAGGCTGCCGGGGTTGGCTTCCGTTGACGAGACTGTTGACGCTGGACGCGGGTTCGATGTGGAATTCGAACACCTTCGGCGGTTGGGGCGCGTCGCCCCGCTGGCCGAGACCCACGAACCGTTCCGTGATGGTGTCGCCCGGCTTCGGGATCTTCACGCCCGCCTGACGGCAGGCATCGCGAAACGCCTTCAACTGGATTCCCCAACCTTTGACCCAGAGTGAGCGGCGGCCGTCGTCCTCTTCTACGCTCGGGTCGCGCAGTTGGGTCTGGATGATGACGTGGATCTGCTCCTTCGGACGCCCGTCGTTCCAGAACGCCGGCTGCTTGGTCTGGAAGTCGTTGACCTGCGTGGTCTCGATTTTCTCGATGACGCCGGTCACCGTGTCCCCCGGCTGGCTGTTCGCGCCGAAGTACGCTTTGGCGCTGTTGCCGGCGAGCAGGTCGCCGAGCGAGCTTAACTGGGCGGGCTGTCGTTGGGGCTGCTGGTAGCCGTACCCCTGCTGCGGGTAACCGTACTGTGGTTGTGGTTGTCCGAACATTGTCGTGTTCCTTTCGTTGTTTTTACTTGGTGAATTGGTATTCGGATTCGATCAGGGGGATGAGTTTGAGCCATTTGCCGGGAACGTCCGGCCACGGCTTCTCGTCGAACTCGATGAGCGCCGACATGTCGGGCCAGACCCGGCCCTTGCAGGAGAAGCACCTGTCCGCCCCGGCTGCGGGCAACTGTCTGATCCAACTGTCGCGCACGTCGGGGCCCTCCGCCTGCTCCACGCAATCCATGAGATTGACGAGCAGTTGGGCGCGGCTCAACGCCCATTTGCCGGGCTCCGGGTCGAACCTTGTCTCCCAAGGCAAAGCGTCGCCCAAACTGGTCTTGTTGCTGGGCAGGAAGTAAATGCAGTTGCGTTCCACCCGTTCGCCCTCGTTCTGCAGGCCCATGCCGTAGAGCGACGCCTGTATCCGGTATTGTTGCGATGGTCCGTGGGCCTTGACCTTGGTGACGGTTGTGTTGCCGACGTTCTTCCAATCGATGGTGCTATGGGTTTTGCGATCCCAGAGGTCGATCGAACCGGTGACGTCATAGCCGCCGTGCAGGCCCTGCAATCGGCCTACGGTGACGCGATATTCGCTGCGCCAGCGCTCCACGAGTTCGGTCACGTTGTCCTCACTCGTGTAGAGGAACTGGTGCGCAGGATCCCTGTTCAGCTCGCGGAACATCTGCTCGAAGTGCTCGTGCACGCACGTGCCGACGAACGGCAGCCAACCAGGCGAACGACGCTCCGGCCAACCCGCCAGTTTCGCCGCGAGGCAATGCACGCAATCCGTTCCCAGTTCGGATGGGCCTATCTCACGCTGCAGCTCACGCGGAGCGTTCTGGATATCCGCTTCGATGAGCTGGCGGATCTCCGGCCACAATCGTGGTTCCTCCATCGTGTCCGTCTTGGTTTTCGGCGTTGCCGGCGGCTTGCCCATATCGGGTGCCGACTGGGTCATGGGCGGTGTGTCCACTGGTATCGCATCACCCTGCTGTTGGGCTTGTGCGACGGCGAGAATGGCGTCATTCATGCTCATGGTTCTTCACCTCCTTCAAAAACTCGTTGATCTGTTTCTTGATGTCCGTGAGTGCGGTCTGGCTGAGCCGTGTGATGGCCACCGCCTCGTCCGAATTGTCGAAGCGCAGCGTGTAGGTGCGGTCGCCGTCCTTTGCGATGGTTGCCGGCATGCTGCCGAAGGCCATCGAATGCACGGGGAAGCCGGTCTTGCCTTGCGTCTCCAGTTCGCGTATGGCCTTGTGGATGCGTCTGGCGACGGTGAGGCCCAGCTCGTCGAGCTGCTCGGAACGGATGACGTACAGGTCGTCGGTCAGCTCGTTGCCGTCCTCGTCACGCAGGTCATAGTCGGCGATAACGCTTTCCACGATCTGGGCGATGCCCAGGCTGGACAGTTCCGCGCTCATGAGACCACCACCATAGGCTTGCCGCTCATCGCGTAATCGGCCACCGCGTCCGCCGACAGCAGCTTCTCCAACTGGCTGAGCGGCCGCGGCCGCAACTGGTAGGCTCCGGGATACTTGGTGGCCGGGTAGGCTTTTTCGAACGTGCCGGCGTTGATGCGGCGCGCGCCCGGCTTGACCTGCACCTTCAGGTTGCCGGCCTGGTAGGTGCCGACAGGATGCGAGTCGAGGATACGGGCCTTCAGCTCGTCGACCTCCTCCTGACGGGACGCGATCTCGGCCTGCAGTTCGACGATGCGCGCCGCCTGCGCGGCGAACAATCCCTGACGCAGTCCCTCGTCCGGGTTCACGGCCTCCGTGGTTTCGATGGTTGACGTGTCATTCGCAGTCATTTGGTGTGCCTTTCACGATGATCTGGGCGTGGGTGGGATACCACGCCGTCTGATGGTTCGGGTATTGGTTCGCATGCCGGGTGCAGCTGGTGACCGCCTCGTCCAGTCCGGTGGGCTTGCCGAGCGGCCCGCATGTCCTGCAACGCGGCATCCAGAGACGCCGGTCAGGCATCATGCTTGTCCTCGGAGGTGAGTCGCAGTCCGGCTATGACCTCCGCCGAAGCGTCCGGGTTGCGCAGCAGCTTCGATATGACCGCGCCTTCCTTGACGGTCAGTTGGGCGATGGCGATGGCCGACGTGACGGCCGTATGCTGCTCGTTGGTGAGTATGATCTTGTCGGACAGCAACAGTTTGGTGGCCTTGTCGATGAACGTGGATGCGGCGTTCGTGATCCCGTTCGCGGTCGGCACCAGGGCCGCCAGTTCGAAGCTCAGGTCCTCGTCGGATACGAGCGCCTGTTGCACCATGCGTGGCTCGTTGATCGGCTTGCTCATGATTGTTCTCCTTGCTTGTTCGGCTCCCATTCCGGGAGCGGCTTGATACGGATAGAGAGGTGCGGCTCGTACTCGTGCCCGCAACACGTGTAGGGGTCGCCGCTCTTGCGCTTCCGGTAGCGGCCCTTCGACCCGTAGACCCATAGGTCTGGCATCCGCTTGCTGGCGTGGGATTCGACGACCTGCGCGTCATCCACGTAGGCGACGCCGTTCAATGAATCCAAAACCAGCTTCAGCAGGTTGTCGAGGTCGGGCCGACCCCTATGGCTCATCCAGAACTCCGCCTCCAAGCGCACGGGGCATTGGAACGGTTTCGCCTGCGGGTATTTCAACCGGAATTCCGCGAACAGGCGTTCCTCCGCCCTGACGGTGCGTTTCGGAGTGATCGCATGCCCGTTGTAGACGCGGGGCCTGCCCTTCGGCACCGGGTCGCCCGGCAAGCAGAGCGTGAACTCACTTGGCTGTTCCATCGCCGCCCCACTTCAACAGGATTCCCACGAACATGAGCGGCAATACGACCGCCAATGCGAGCGAGCCGGTTATCATCCACTGCGGCGTACCCACCGGACTTGGGATGCGACTATGCGTGCCGGCGAAACCGACCAGCCAACCCTCGAAGAACGTGAGAGCCAGTAATACGGCCGATTTCTGCCCGTCCGTCAGGCGCGGCTTCGGGCGACGCATACGCCGCTTTTTACGCCGTAATGCTTCGATGCTCATTCCGCAACCTCCTTGCGCTTGCGTTGGATGGCACGCAGCAGGGTCAGCGACTGGCTGAGGATCATCGACGCCTCGAACGCCAACTGGTTCTCACCCAGCTCGAACAGCGCGTGTTCGAGAGAGCCGGCCGCGTCATGCACGTCACTGGCCACATCGACGGCGTGCTGCCACTGATCGACCGGATGGAACAATCTTTCCTCCACGGTGTCCTTGTCTGGATCGCACACCGGACAATCGCACTTGCCGGTTTCCGGCTGGCGCGTCTCCTCGTCCAACTCCTTCTCCAACTCAGCCTCTCCTCCCTCAAGCAGCTGCTCCATGAGCTCCTTGAATGACATTCCCTTCGGGATCTCGACGCCGATGGCGTGGATTCCGGTAATCTTGTGTCCTGACATCACTTGTTTTCCTTTCAATGTGATTGGTGATGTTGGTGCCGGCGTGAACCTTGGACAGTGCGACGCCGGCACCTCTTCCTTTTCTCCCGGTTTTGAATCCGGGAAACCCTTATTCGCCGTAGACCAGCTCCTTGCGGCTTATCGCGCACCGCCGGTCCCGGTAGTCGATGACCTCCTGTGGATTCCAAACGAGCCTGCGGCCTACGCGTTTCGGCGCGGGCGGATACCGGCCTCCCCACTTGTCGTGGCACGACCACACGTAGAGACTGCCCTTCGAGACACCAAGGAAGCTCGCCACCTTGGCGATCGGCCAGCCGTCAAGAGACGATTCGATTTGACTACCGGCCATCACGCACCCGCTTCCAAGTCAAGGGGAGTGCAGCCCAGATACTTCTGGATGAGGTACTGCTGGCCCTTGGGCGTGACCTTCGTCGTGAAGTTCAACGACACATGACCATCCGAATGGGCGATCGATGTTTCCTTGACCTCGAACAAACCCAGTTCCATGCTCTTCTGCGTCGGCATGTTCGGATTCCCGTTGCGCTTCATCAGGAAACCGTCCTCACGCAATTGCTTGAACAACCGGTTCTGGCCGGTCTTCACGCCGTTCTGTTTGAGGATCTTCGCCAATTCGCCGATCAGAATGCTCCTCTTGCTCGTGGCCACCGCGTCCGCGAACAACACCTTCGGCTTCTGCTCGTCCAACTGCTTCCGTTGTTCTTCGATGGTCTTCTGCGCGATGAGCACCGCGCGCGCCATCGTCTCCTCCGGGGTCTCGCCCTGGGGAATGTAACCGCCGGTACGACGGATCTGGGGCACTACCTCGTCGAACAGCCAATGCTCGAACTCGACCGCGCTGGTGAGCTTGCTACTGGCGATCAGACGGTACACGTCGCCTTCGGTGATGAATACCATCTGCTGGATTCCACCGGCCGTCTCAAGGGGGTAGCGATTCGCGACACCCTTGCAATGCTTTGCGATTGCGTCACGGGTGTTGCTGTATCCGAGTGCGGTGGCGACGTGCTTCGCGCAGAACAGCACCGTCCCGTTCTCGGCGGTCACCGTGGCGACCGGGTTGCCCCTGAACTCGAAGGGCTGTACATTGGATTCAGTCATTTTGGACCTTCTTTCAATCTGACATTCGCCGCCGCTCCAATCGGCGG